CGTTAGCTTCAATGGGACGGACTGCGTTACTGTGATCTGAGAAGTTTGCGAGAACCCAAGCAATCCCCTCACCGTTTTTGTTCCTGTAAATTCGGCAACCGGAGCATCCAGTATACCAGCGCCAAACGCTCTAAAGGCTACTGGCTGGTTATTGATAACCATGTTCTGACTCTTATAAACCGGAGCGTCTACCTGGACAATTCGTTTCTTTAAGCCAAACACTGACCCTGATGCTAATCTCGGTTCAACCGGCATGGTCTTGATCTCAACATCAAAAGTCCTGCCGACCTCCCAGGTATTATATTGTCGATCAAAGGTTATTATTCCGCCCGTTTTCTCAGTCGATTCAACGATACCGTCCCCAATCACTTGAACGGGAACGCTGGTATCAGGCGTTACTCCGATCATTGGCGTACTAGAGGCGGTTACTCCAGTCTTGGAAAAGTCAGTTGAAACCGATTCGTCAAATTTTAAGATGAACGCTTTGTAATTATATTGAGATGGTATCGCCGTTTGATACCTTGCCGTTACAATCACATACACATCTGTTACAACTGCTGCAATGCTGACAAATTTTTCGTTATAGATTACGCCAGACAATCCTTCTGGAATATGGTTAGACAGCACAATACGGCTTGGCGCGATTACGTTCTGATCCGGCATGATGGAATACAGGGTAATACTGCCATCATCGTCATTTACAATGTAAATCTGATCTGTTTCATCCGTAGATACCGCTCTGCGCCTTGCCATATCAATCGGCGTTTTGAGAAGGTGTGAGCTTAGTGTGGACAGGGGAAGTGTGCCATATCCGCCTTGCTCTTGGTTATATTGCATAGAAACAAGCGATTGACCTTGGCGCTGAATGAACACAGCCGAGCCGCCAATGTTTATAACAGGCAGTCCAGGCTTAGAGCCTATTTGCGTTTGCGGCTTGACCATAAAGGTCGCTGGCGTTACTGGCTGGCTTGCTTCTTGGATAACGACAAACTCACCGCCAGACGTAAATATCTGGAGATCAGGACCAGCATTAAGATTTGTTACTTCGTTGAACTCGTTGACATTGAGAGTGGCTTCAACAGACTCGTCGTCAAGACCGGTGCCTTGCTCAAAATCAAAATACTGAGCAACCTTAGACCCCCAAATGGTATTGGGTCGCAGCGCAGTGCCGCCAAAATACAACCTGCCTTCATAGAAAGCCGCCGTTCTAGGCCACCCTAAAGCGTCAGACCAGGTTGTCACATACCCAGTATCGGCATTCCAGACACTTAAAGTCTGGCTTGGGAAAGGAAAGACAGAGTTATTCATGACGCTAGCGTCAAAGAACGGTATTGTGACAATTGCGTCAACAACATGATCGCTGACAACTGATACAATTCTTGCCTGTCCTTGCGATGATCCAATCGTCCGGTTAATTAATTCGCCAATACTCGGTGGCCCATAAGGCACGACCTTATAACCCGTTGTCGCATCTGGAGCCGTGTCCCAAGTGTCATCGATCGTTATCGTTTTTGTCCCCAGATCATAACTGTGAACGTGCCGATACTGCCCAGAGCCGGTGCCAGATGTGAGATGCACTGTCATCCCAACAGGCGTTTTTGTGCCAGTAAACGAGGTTGCCGCCTTTAGTATTAAAGTGGTGCTAGATCCGCCTTGAGCTGTACCTGTATCGCTGGTGTAGCTGGACGCGGTAATGGTTATATTGCCGTCGACAGCAGAAGGCGTGATTGCAAACTGAGGGTAGTGCGTATGCGGATTAAACGCATAACTAGGGATGTTTGTTAATGGCACATCTTCAAACGTCCAGCTCACATCCGAGTTTCTTACCAGTCTCTTGGGGTGCATGTCCTGGTGGACAATGATTAGAGTATCAACGGCCTGAGTGTATTTAAGATCAGGCACCATTGCCGAAGTAATATCGGTAGCCGAGACGCTGACTTGGAATACATCGTTCTTGTAAACCTTAATAAACCCGCCCTGAACGGCAAGCAGATAAGTATCTGTCCTGCTAAACTGAAACGGGATTAATTTGAATTCTTCAGCCGTTGGGTTGTCGTATATCTTGTCGATAGTACGCAGCCCAGGACGACGAGTGGCGCCACCTTGCGGGTGGATGATTACATTTTTTGCGGATTCTAAACCATTGGAGTATTGCTCAAGGTCGGTTCTGGCCCGAAGCAAAGGATCCATCTCGCCAACGCTGAAGTTTGTTTGGAATTGCGTATAACGAGCCATGCTACCCTCTTACATATATTAGGGAGTAATCCTCGATAACTTGCGGCGAATTGCCCCTAGAATCCACATTCATCGCTTCTCGGAATAAACCACCACGACCATTCTCGCCTGGTGTCCCGAATGAAAGTGAATTGAAATAGTCAGTCTTGCTGATTTGATCCGTCACAACCAAGCCCAATTCCGCAGCCAACACTGTACGCAACAGGCGCACAAAGTACGCGGGCATTCTTTCCTCAGCCACAGACGTTTGATAGTCAATGTAAACCGTTTCAAGATTGGTGTACAACTGATCCCCAAAGATCTGCCAGCCATAACGGACTGGTAATTGGTTGGTTGATGAATCAGCAAAGATTGCTCGAATACCAGACAACATATCGCCTGGCAGCTGATAGGAATATCTAAACTCGTTGTCCGGAACGACCGCTAAACGAGCTAACTTAATCTTCTGGTATGACCAGCTCCAGGGATACCTGGCAAGTAAAGAGTCCCGAAGGTCGGGATATAGGCGCTCACATGCTTGGGCAATGTCCGTCCCATCTGCAAATGAACTTATCGGTGCAGCTCCAAGCAGGATTAATGCGTCAGAGCATATCGAAATATCAGTATCACCTGATGCCATACAACGCCTCTCGCTAAATATGGGGCGACCGAAGCCGCCCCGTTTTACTTAGATCGCAGCTGTCGTAATAACACCGGCAGTGTTAGTCGCAACTAAGAGCTGACCGCCATCGCTAGCTTTATTGAGAATAAAATCACCAGTCGTGATCAAACCCTCAATTGCATTGAAGTAGCCAGACGCGGCAACTGCCGCTTTGTTGTCTGAACTGGTCAGGTAGCTGTAAACACTAGGAGCGTTACCACTCTTTGAAGCCCCGATTGTTGCCCATCCAGGCAGGTCTGTAGCAATTGAAAATGCCATTAGTCATTTCTCCTTTAGGATTCGGTGCAGTTAACCTGAATGATACCTTCAGAGTCGATCGCTACTGCGGCAGCACTAAACATGGAGCTAACCAAGAACGAGGTTTTCTCTGGAATGTAGCTGACTTCAGTTCTCTGAGCCATTGATTCAGCATAACCCATCGCGTCTTTGTGCCATGCAAAACAGTTTCGCAGAGCAGCCGCTTTAGGAATACCGCCTTCATCACGGTTGCCCATAGTGATAAAGTTAAAGCCCATGAATGAGGATACTTCACCTCGGACTAAAGCTTTCACTGTGTTGAAATCGCTAGAAGTCACTTCCTGGTCGCCCAGCAATGAATCTAACTGACTTGCGTGCATGAGCAAATATCGACCTTCAGCTGGTACGTTGTTTGCATTCATCGCGTTTGCAGTTGCCCGCAATTTTTCGATGTTCATGTTAGTGGTAGCACCACCGACACCCGTTGCAATAGTAGTCCCAGCATTACCAATCATTGCGTCAATGCAAAGCTGGTCAAGACGACGAGCAATTGACTTAGATACAACCTGAACCAGTTCTCGACGCTCATCAAAATTGATGTGTGATTGCTGGAAGATATCGCTGTATTCTGCTGCAATGTAATCCGTCATGCTCGCAGTTACCTGCGCGTAGGTGACGTTTAAAGGGGTGACATCAGTTTGCGGTACGCGAACCGTTGCTACACCTTTGCCGATTTTAGGAAACTTAACCGTGTTGCCCTGTACGTTTGTGCGAGTCCGCATCGTTCCACGAAGAACCGACTCAGCTTGATACGCTTGCTTTACTTCTGACTCGAAGAGAGTAACAAACGCTGTAGTTACATTCTGTGCCATGACAGAACCTCCAATAAAGTGAATTGATTAAACGCTACCGTTAGCCGAAATCGGGCGGTTACTTGTGGAGTCTGTCTCCACCACCAACGGAATCACCGTATAGAAGGGCCGCGAACGCGGTTAGCCATCAAAAACGAATATAACTATATTTTGTAAGAAAACGCAACCGTTAGATTTAATCTACTTTTGCGAAGCCATCCACTGCTTTTCAATCTTACCGCGCCAGGCTGCATCAGTGTGCCATCTAGGATCCGCAATTGCAGATTCCAAATCACCTCTGGTCATTTCTGGCGTGCTGGGCGCCGACTGAATTGGGATGTTCTCATTCGTAATAGCCTGGTGATACTTCAAGAACGCATTGATTGAATCTGCGCTGTTGAGGCTATTCGACATAGCTTCTCGCTCATTGTTAGATAACGGGGCTTTGAGTAACAATCTTTCAGCCATTTGGATCTTTTCTTGAGCGCGCTCACCAAGCTTGTTCATCTCTTCTTGGTGATTGACCGTCATCTCTTCTTGGCCTTCTTGAGCTGTGCTCAACACTGCCTGGGCTAATTCTTCAAACGCTTGTTGGCTGATGCCATTGTCTTTGGCCCAG